TCCCAATCGTTCGTCGCGTTTTTGCAGGCTTGATTGCTAACGATCTCGTTAGCGTTCAGCCAATGAGTCTCCCAAGTGGACTCATCTTCTTCCTTGATTTCGTGTTCTCACCAAATCTTGGAGATTCCAACTCCCAGACTGCTCGTCTTGGTAACATCGCTGATAAGTCCATTTATGGTACAGATCAGGTTGGCTCCCAGATCACTGGTGGTGTTGACCTTATTACTGCTAACAAGGTTGATTTTGGTGGTCCTCGCACCGTTGGCGCTCGTGGTTATGCTTACGCATCCCCAACTGGCTCCCTTTTAGTGGTCCCTGCTAACTACGATCTTCAGTCGATTGACCTTGAGACTGCTACCGAAGCACAGAAGAAACTTCTTCAGTTCGATGCAGACATCTTGGCCTTAAGTGGTTCTGGCACTTCTTATGCTCTTGCAGTGTTCGCAGTTGCTAATGCAGGCTATACCGGAAATCAGATTGATTTTGAGAATACATCCGGCATTGTCCTTAACGACAACAGCCTTACCGCTCAGACTGGTATTGGTTCTGCTGTTACTTCCGCTGGTGCTTTGGTTCGTCGTTTAACACGTCGTGCTTCTGCTGCTGATGTTGCTACTGGTCTTGTTTCTGCAGATGAGCTTCTTTTCTTCGCGATTGCTCCTTCTGGTAGTGGTACTGGTAACATCGATCCAGGCGCGCTTGCTGAGGCAACTGGACTTACAGCTTCTTTCCCACAGAAAGACAACATCACCACCAGCAATGCTGTTGGTTCCGTTGTTGGTGCTGCTACTTGGGGTCTTGAGGGTAACGCTGATATCCCAGAGATCGACATCAAGGTGGACAGCATCGCTGTTACCGCTCAGACCAAGAAGCTCAAGGCTAAGTGGACACCAGAGTTGGGTCAGGACCTCAACGCTTACCACAATCTCGACGCTGAGACAGAGCTTACCAGCATTCTCTCCGAGCAGATTGCTCTTGAGATTGACCGCGAGATCCTTGCTGACCTCGTGAACGGTGCTACAGCCGGTACATACTACTGGTCTCGCTCCCCAGGTCTCTTCGTGAACCGTGAGACCGGTGTTGAGGTCGGTGCTTCTGCTGCTGCTCCAGACTTCACTGGTACAGTGTCCGAGTGGTATGAGACACTCGTTGAGACCATCAACGATGTTTCCGCTCAGATTCACCGCAAGACTCTTCGCGGTGGCGCTAACTTCATCGTCTGCGGACCAGAAGTTGCCAACGTGCTTGAGTTCACTGCTGGCTTCCGTGCTAGCGTTACTGCTGACGACGAGACCGGCTCCATTGGTGCTGTTCAGGTTGGTTCCCTCAGCAAGAAGTTTGATGTCATCGTTGACCCATACTTCCTCCGTAACGTGGTTCTCGTTGGTCGTCGCGGCTCCAGCTTCCTTGAGTCTGGCTACGTGTATGCTCCATACGTGCCACTCCAGACAACACCAACCATCTTTGGACCTGAAGATTTCGTCCCACGTAAGGGCGTTATGACTCGCTATGCTAAGAAGATGGTTCGTCCAGACATGTATGGTCTTGTTATCGTGCGTGGTCTCCTTGGTGAGTCCGGTTCCTGATTCTAGTTACTAGATAATGGACAAATAACCCCCGGTGTAAAAGCCGGGGGTTTTTTATTATTATTACACTATTTATTGTAAAGGAGAGTTCATTATGAATATTCGTAAGCGTAAAGCCCTTAAACTTCGTGCTGTTGCTGCTGAGGTGGCACCTGTAGAGGTTGCAGAGGTTGCAGTTGAAGTTGCTGCCCCTGTTGTTGAGAAGGTTGAAGAGCCAGCAGTCATGGAGGCACCAAAACCTAAGCGTCGTAAAGCAGCAACAACACGCAAAAGAAAAACAACTGAAGAGTAAAATCTTCTAAATAATTTTCTTTCATTCGTCAAGCCCCCTACCTTGCGTAGGGGGTTTTGTTTTTTAAATACTAATTACTGAGAAGGAACTACATCTATGCCAACTAGACAAATCAATCCAATCTCTGAAACCAGCACAGTAATCTTAACTTCAACAGGTTCTGCTGCTGCTGTTGCATCTGCTGTTCCGTTTGGTATTTATACTGGTTCTGCTGATTTTCTTACTGGTGCTTCCTTGCAGGTAGCCTATGTCTATAAAAAACTCGGCGGTGATGTTGTAGACATCGAGTTAACACCAGCAAATGTTTATTCTGCTTATGAAGAGGCAGTATTAGAGTATTCTTATATTATCAATCTTCATCAAAGCCACAATGTTATGTCAGATTTTCTTGGCATGACTACAGGAACTTTTAACTATAACGGTGAGATCAAAGAAGGTCCATCAAATGTTAATCTTAAGTTTCCTAGATATCAGTTTGCTTATGCCCGTCGTGTTGGTGATGCTGTTGCAACCGCTGCTGGTTTTGGTGGCACGACTGCTATTTATTCAGGTTCTTTTACACCTGTCAATGGCGTTCAAGATTATGATTTACAAACAATCCTTTCTTCTGCGTCTGGTACTGGCGTAGACGATGCTGGCAATGCTGTTCCATTTAGTGGAGCCATTGGCGATAAAAGAGTTATTATTACCAAAGTTTATTATAAATCTCCTAGAGCAATGTGGAGATTTTACGGTTATTATGGCGGTATTGGTGTTGTTGGTAATTATTCTACCTATGGTCAGTTCTCTGATGATGCCACTTTCGAGATTATCCCTACATGGCAGAATAAACTTCAAGCAATTATGTATGAAGATTCAATCTACACCAGAACATCTCATTATTCATATGAAATCAAAGATAATCGATTAAGATTGTTTCCTAGACCTGATAGATATGGATTTGATGATTTAGATGATCGCATCTGGGTTAATTTTTATGTAGACCAAGGTAATGCTTGGGAAGAAAATCCTAGATATGATGATGGCACAAATGGCATCAATAATATGAATACGTTGCCGTTTGATAATCTTCCTTATGAAAACATTAATGCTATTGGTAAACAATGGATTAGAAATTATTGTCTCGCTCTTTGTAAAGAGATGCTTGGGCAGATTCGTGGTAAGTTTACAACAATGCCGATTCCTGGCGAGAGTGTAACGCTTAACCATTCAGAGTTGCTTTCTCAGGCTAAAGATGAGCAAGAAAAACTTAAGGCTCAACTAATGGAACAGTTGGATAAGATGAAGTATATTGATCTTGCCAAGAATGACCAAGAAATGACAGATGCGGCTGTTGGTGCTTTAAAAAATTCACCGCTACCAATCTTCGTAGGATAATTTTTGAATGGCTGATAACAAGTGGTCTAGACCTGCTGCACCCCCTCCGCCGCTCTTCTTTGGAAAGAAAGAGCGTGATTTAGTTAAGCAAGTCAATGATGAACTCATTGAAAAGATTATTGGTCAACAAATTCTTTATTATCCTATTGATGTAGAGAGAACAAAATTTCATGACTTATATGGTGAAGCAATTGAAAAAACATTCCTTCCGCCAATTAGAATTTATGCTCTTGTAGAGTTTACAGACTTTTCAACATCTTATTTGGATAATGTTGGTATTGATTCAGAGTCTGAGATCAACGTTCATTTTCATAAACGTCGCTTAGAAGAAGATCAAGATATGTTTGTTCGTGAAGGTGACTTTGTTTTATATGGCGATAAGTACTATGAGATCGTAAAACTTAGCAAGCCTAGAAATTTATTTGGTCAGATTGAACACTCCTTTGAAATTTCTGCTAAGTGCCGTAAAGCAAGAAAGGGGCTTTTCGATGCCACATAAAATTAACTTTGATTTTGCTCAGATTCCTCCAGGCACTAATTTAAAATTAAGCGAGATTGGAATGCTATCTTCTACTATTGAAGATATCGATGCATCTATTTTAGATTGGCTTAAAGAGGATTTAGAACTTAGTGCAACCACAAACGAGGGCTGGAAAGCAGTTCCTATTTTCTGGCAAACACCAGAAAGAGCGTTTCAGATTAAAAGCGAGAAGTCCTTGAGAGACAGTAGTGGTGCTTTGGTGTTGCCTGTTGTTAGTGTTGAAAGAACAGGAATAACAAAAGACCCTACTAGAAAAGGAGGCTTTCAGGCTCACCTGTTTACCAATAAGGGCAATGGTCGAACTGGAAGGATGGTGATTGCTAAAAAGATCGTTCAAGACAAAACAAGAAATTTTGCTGTTGTCAATAATACAAGAAGAGATAACTATACATCAGGAAACAATCAACAGTATTATCCTAGAATAAATAAAAAGATTGTCATTAAAACTTTGTCTATTCCTATTCCTGTTTATATTAATGTTGATTATAAGATTACTCTTAAAACAGAATATCAACAGCAGATGAATGAAATGCTCACACCATTTATGACCCGTACCGGTCAAATTAATTCTTTTGTATTGCGTAGAAACGGTCATTTATATGAGGTTTTTATTGATCAAGGATTTACACATAACAATAACGTAGCAACTTTAGGTGAAGATCTTCGTATGTTTACTACTGAAATTAGTTTCAGAGTTTTGGGTTATTTAATTGGCGAAGGAGAAAATGATGATCGCCCTATTGTAACCGTAGAAGAGAATATTGTTGAGATTACATACCCTAGAGAGTCAACCGTCATAGAAGACGAGGATGGTTTTTATACTCTTACTTCCTGAAGTGGATGTTGATTTTATCAAACGCTCTTAAGACTTTTGAGATGCGAAATACTATTTAAAGTATAGTTACGTGACATATTTAACACGAATTTTAAAGAGAGGAATAAAGAATGTCAGTTAAGAACTTTAAATTTGTATCTCCTGGGGTGTTTATCAACGAGATTGATAACTCTTTCAGACCATTAACTGCTGATGCTATTGGTCCTGTAGTTGTAGGACGTGCCGAACGCGGACCTGCAATGATGCCAATCACAGTGCAGTCTTATTCTGACTTCGTTGAAGTTTTTGGTAATACAGTTCCTGGCAATGGTGGTGGCGATGTCTATCGCGATGGCAACTACCAGTCACCAATGTATGGCACATATGCTGCTCGTGCTTTCTTGCGTTCTAATGTTGCTCCTCTTACATATGTCCGCCTTCTCGGTCAGCAGTCTATTGATAACGATGGTTCTGCTGCAGGTCAGGCTGGCTGGCAGACCACTGGTGCTCCAGTTACTGGTTCTGACGGTGGTGCTTACGGTCTCTTCGTCGCTCCTTCTGGTTCCGATGGCTTGTTCACAGGTAGTGCTCGCGGCTTCCGTCTTGGTGCTATTATTTATGTTAACAGTGGCTCCGTGATGCTTTCTGGAACCATTGCTGGCACTGGTTCTAGCACCGGTCAGGCTTCCTCTACAGTAATCAGAAGTGATTCTAATGGCAACTTTACCTTGGTTGTAAATGGTAGAGGTGATGTTGTTGAGCAGAAGAAGTACACAATCAACTTTAATGATGATAGTGCAAACTTTATTCGTAAGCGTCTTAACACAAATCCACAACTTGTTTCCACTCCTGGAACTTTCTATCCAACTGCTTCTTATGAGAACTACTGGCTTGGAGAGACTTTCGATCAGTTCATGAGAGACAATAGTCTCGACGCAGGTAACCTTGTTGGCATTATTGCTGGTATTGCTTCTGGCTCTGCAGAGGCTACTGGACCTCACAAGATGAAGGGCAAGCCTTCTCAGGACGGTGTTGCTGGTTGGTTTGTTGGTCAGGACCTTGGTGCTGCAGCAGACTTCGATGTTACAGCGGCTACTAAGTTGTTCCGCCTTATTGGTCGCGGACACGGCGAGTGGCTTACAAAGAATGTTAAGGTTTCTATCGAGAAGATTAGACAGTCTACAAGCACAGTCACAGAGTATGGTACATTCTCCGTGGTTCTTCGCCACATCAACGATACTGATAATAGCGTCTCTACTTTAGAGCGTTTCGATAACTGCACACTTGATCCTACATCTCCTGACTTCGTTGCTCGCAAGATTGGCGACAAGTATCACAAGTGGGATAACACCGAGCGTCGTCTTAAGACTTATGGTGATTATGATAATCTTTCTAAATTCGTCCGCGTTGAGATGAATGCTGATGTTGAGGCTGGTGCTACTGATGCAACGCTTCTTCCATTCGGCTATTTCGGTCCTCCTAAGTACCGCGACGTTTCTGAGTTCATTGCATTCGATAGCAGCAACTCTCAACTCGCTGAGCGTTTCTTAACCCTTGGAGCCAACCTCCCAGGTTATGCAACAAGTGGACCACTCATTTCCTCCTCTTATGCTGCTTCCGATTCTTCCGCATCCTTCTTCTACCCAGTTGATCGTCTTCGCACAAACGCTACAGACGGCGGTTTAGCGGACCAGACAAGAGCATACTTCGGCTATCAGACAACTAGAACCAGCACTTCTACTAAGGGCGATCTTAGCACTGCTGATGCACACAGACTTCTTTACATTGGCTTAGGTCAGAATGACAATGTTCCTGTTGATGCCACTGTTAGTACATATAACCTCTCTGCTTCTTCCGCTATTGAAGGCTACTCTTATGTCTTCACTCTTGATAATGTGAGTGGCAGTCAGTCTAATGTTTACATTTACGCTTCCGGTTCTCGTAAGGCTGGAACAAGTACTACTGCTAGAGGCTCCAACACATATGAGACTCTTCTCAATGCAGAGATTAACCAGTTCACCGCACCGTTCTGGGGTGGCTTTGACGGACTTGATATCACCAAGCCAGATCCACTCAGAAATGGTGAGATGGGTACAGCAGCCAGCGATCTCAACTCTTATGTCTACTACACCTACAAGCGTGCTATTGATACTGTTGCAGATCCAGAAGAACTTAACATGAATCTTCTTGCTACCCCAGGCTTGACTAACACAAGCCTTACAGAGCACATGATTGATGTTTGCGGTGATCGCGGTGATGCAATGGCAATCATTGACCTTCCAAATGTCTATATCCCAAATCATGAGCAGTATTACTCCGATAAGGCTGATAGAATTGGTACAACACCAATCAATGCATCTAACGATTTGAAGGCTAGAAGAATTGATTCTAGTTATGGTGCCACTTACTACCCATGGGTTCAGACTCGTGATGAGAACAACGGACAACTTCTTTGGATTCCGCCAACAGTTGCTATGATGGGCGTTCTTGCAAGTTCCGAGAGAGCATCTGCCATCTGGTTTGCTCCTGCAGGATTCAATCGCGGTGGTCTTTCTGAGGGTGCTGCTGGTATCCCTGTTACAAACGTGACTGAGAGATTGTCCTCCCGTGACCGTGACACACTTTACGAGAGCAGAATTAACCCAATCGCTGCTTTCCCATCTTCCGGAATCGTTGTTTTCGGTCAGAAGACTCTTCAGGAGCGTGCATCTGCACTCGATAGAATCAATGTTCGTCGCCTTGTTATCTATCTTAAGAAGCAGATCTCTATCCTCTCTACTCAGATTCTTTTCGAGCAGAATGTTGAGGCTACTTGGACACGCTTCAAGAACTTGGTTGAGCCATTCTTGGCAAATGTTAAGACTCAGTTCGGTATCACAGAGTACCGTCTTGTGCTCGACAGAACAACAACTACACCAGACTTGATTGATCAGAACATTCTTTATGCGAAGATTATGGTCAAGCCTGCACGAGCCATCGAGTTCATCGCTATCGACTTCGTTGTAATGAACACCGGTGCTTCTTTCGACGATTAATTAAACTAAAGTGGGGGTGAAAATCCCCCACCAATACTATTTAAGTATAGAACAATTTATAGGAGTTCACAAAAATGGCATTTTGGGGTGCAGATCATACTGAAAAAGCAACAATCAATGATCCAAAAAGAAAGTTTAGATTTCTTGTTCAGATCGATGGAATGGTAGACGCAGATGGAAGCGGCACAGAAGCCGGTACTGGTGTTGTTTGGTACGCAAAGACTATCAACAAGCCTGGTTTTTCCATTAATGCTGCAGAGCACAATTTCTTAAATCATAAGTTCTATTATCCAGGAACTGTTACATGGTCTGATGTTACAATTGCGTTTGTTGATCCTCAGAATCCAGATTCTTCCAAGTTAATGTCTAAGTTGGTAGAGGACGGTGGTTATAAAGTCCCTGCTAACTCTAACCAACTTAGCACCATGTCCAAGGCTAGCCTCGGTAAGAAGATTGGTGGCGTTACAATCAAGCAGTTAAATGCTGCTGGTAATGTTATCGAAGAGTGGAAGTTGTGGAACCCTATTATTACAGACGTGAAATATGGCGATTTGGCTTATGGTGATGACAACTTAAATGAACTTTCTATGACATTTAAGTACGATTGGGCTACACTTACCCCATACACAACCAGTGACGATGCTGACACTGCTGCTGAGGGCACCAAGATCTTCTCACCATCTAACGTCTGAAAATCTTAACACAAACAACATAGAGGTGTATATTGGCTAGAAATAGAGAGCGTTTAGGGGCACACAGTCCAGACCCAGCCCCTCCCGCATCTATGATGCAAGATGACAACTCAGGAGGCTTTTCTTTTGTAATTCCTTCTGAGTTCGTAGAACTTCCTTCGAGAGGTAAGTATTATCCTGAAGGGCACCCTCTGCATGACGCAGAGACAATTGAGATTAAGCATATGACTGCTAAGGAGGAAGATCTTCTTACTTCCCGTGCATTGCTAAAGAAAGGCATCGTGCTTGATCGACTGCTTGATAGTCTTATTAAAGATAAGCGTATTAAAGCAGAGCATCTTTTGATTGGTGATCGTAATGCTATTCTTGTTGCTGCAAGAATTTCGGGTTATGGACCAGAGTACAGCACTACAGTGACTTGTCCTGCATGTGGTACAAATCAAGAGTATAACTTTGATCTTCACGACATTGAGGCTTATAGCGGAGATGGTGTTAGAGATGAGGATGCTGTTCTTAATGAGAATGGAACTTATACAACAAAACTTCCTAGGACAGGAATCGAGGTTACATTCAGGCTTCTAAATGGTGTTGATGAGCGTCAGTATGTTCGTCAGTTAGAAGATGCAAGAAAAGCACGTAAAGAGGAAAATGCTGTAACACGTCAACTTAGACAGATCATTGTTTCTGTTAATGGAGAGACTTCTAGACAAGCAATTGATTATGTTGTTGATAATGTTCCTTCATTGGACGCTAGACATATCAGGCAGGTTTATAACTTAGCAAATCCTGATTTAGATATGCGTCAGCACTTTGCTTGCAATTCTTGCGACCATGAGCAGGAACTGGAGGTGCCACTCACGGCGGACTTTTTTTGGCCTGACCGATGAGTACATGGAGAATGTTTACGAACAGTTCTTCTTTTTAAAATATTCTGGTGGGTGGTCTTTTTCGGAAGCGTATAATTTACCAATTGGTTTGAGGAAATGGTTTGTTGAAAGACTAATTAGACAGTTGGAAAGAGAAGCAGAAGAAATTGAGAAGGCATCTAAAGGTGGGGGTGGAAATTTTCAAACCCTGAATGCAAACAACGCTCCTACGCCACCACCTAAGTTTGGTCCTTAATATTTTAGACAAGGTTCTTACGTGCCTTGTCTTTTTTCTTTTTACACTATTTATCTAAGTAAAAGAGGGCTTATTAATGGCTGATGAAGAAACCCTAAGACGGCTAAGAGAAGCATTAGATCTTGAAAATCGAACTTTAGAAAGACGTGCTGAGTCTTTGGAGGTCTTAAAGGCTCAGGCTGAGGAGATGCGGCAGACCCTTGAACGTGCTGAGGCTCGTGGTAAAAGCGAATACGAATTGTCGCTAAGGCGTCAGCAATTAGATGAGGTCAATAGAAAAGCACAAATTGAATCATTGAAAATAATTCAAGACGCAGCAGAGCAAGGAGACGCTGCTTTATCAAATCTCTTGTCTAGAAATAGAGCCTTAGCAGAACAATATCGTCTTTTGGGGGCAAACAAAGAAGCATTAGACGAAGCACTCGAAAACGAGATACGCATAAACGATCTTCACGAAGAACGACAAAAACAATTAGAAGATCAAGAAAACAAATACAAAGATATTAGAAAGATAGTCAAGAACCTTGCAGATGAAAGAACCAGATCTTTACAAGCAGAAGTATTGGCTGCCAAAGCAAGAGAGGCGGCAGATAAAAAAGCAACTGATGTATTGGAATTTGGACTTCGAAGAGCAATAAATTTATTCTTTGAGATTGATAAGGCTGCATCTGATTTTAATAGAAGGTTTAGATTTGGCACTCAGTATGCAAAAGATATGCGAGATTTGGCGGGTAGCATGTATATCTACGGTGCCTCTGCTCAGGATGTTTTAAGAGTTCAAGGTGAATTAATTAATAATTTTACTGACTTTGTTAAGTTATCTGGAGAACAACAACAATCTATCACTGAATCAGTTGTTTTGTTTGATAAGTTAGGTGTCAGTTCCGCTGATTCAACCAAAATTTTACAAATGGGCACCAAGGCATTTGGCTTGAGTGCAGACGAATTGGCACCTAAAATGAGAGGCTTGGCAGCGAACGCTTCCGCTCTTCAGATGGATCAAACACAATATTTTGCTACTTTGGCCAATAGTGGACCTTTATTAGCAAAATTTGGTAGTGATTTTGATATTACGTTTAAGAGACTTCAGCACACTCTTCGTGTTACCGGACTGGAGATGGAGAAGGTTTTAGGTATTACCAACAAGTTTGATACTTTTGAAGGTGCAGCAAAACAAGCAGGACAATTAAATGCTGCACTGGGCGGCAACTTTGTTAATGCTATGGATCTTATGATGGCAACAGATCCAGTAGAAAGATTTGAAATGATCAGAGATTCTATCTTGGATGCTGGCTTGAGTTTTGAAAATATGAGTTATTATCAGAGGCTTTTCTACACAGAATCGCTAGGACTTAAAGATACCAACGAACTTGCAATGTTGTTGTCTGGCAACATGAACGACTTTTCTAACGCTATTAACGCTAACGCAAAATCGATGGAAGAACAAAAAGAAGCAGCAAAAGCCGTTATGTCAGTTCAACAGCAATTGCTTGCTTTTATTAGGGCTAATCAAAGTGCGTTTACAGGGCTTGGCAAGATTTTAGTTT